GGTTGTCAAAATATCAATACCTTTGAATATAAATATGTTTGGGTATCTAAGTTATCATATCCACAATTTTTTCTTTCCGTTTCAACAGAGAATATTATTACTACCAAACCAGGGTCCGGTAGAGTCGGCGCACCGTATCGGGCCCCGATCGCAGGGTATAGAAAATCATTGGATTGTTGTGTTACACCTTCTAAGAATTGTTCCGGTAACTGCTATTTAAAATTTGGACTACACAGCTTCTTACCACCTGGAACATCTAAAGTGGGAGATCATGTTTATAAAAATAATAATGAGTATCTAGGAGAAGTTGTCTATGTTAACTTATTCCCTGAAAATAGTCAATATGCGGCAGAAATCTATGTTTCACCTTTATTTGATCCCCGTAGTGGTTATAATTGTCATGCTGGGATAACGCCTTTTGTACCAAGTACGGAATACACTTTAAGAAATGTCTTGCAAGAGATTTATCAAAAAGTTCACTTTATTGAGGTTGATAAAACGCAATGTATTACAAAGCCTGTCCCATTAAACGATGTTTATAAAGATCCTTCTGTTAAATCTTGTGGGAAAGATAATCGTGTGTGTTATAATGGTCGGATTAGATCTGGAATGCAACCAAAACAACAATTTTGTGTAAAATATACAAAAGTTAGTGCCAATAGTTATAGAAAACATAAAAAACTCTTATGTTCTACTGATGTGGGATGGCAAAAGCCTTATTCTTTTAGCTATTCTCAATACAATAAAAATAGAGCATTGAATACTTATAAACGCGGATTAGAGAAAAATTTAAGAATCAACAATAAACCTTTATCAGCATGCCCTTTCGGAAAAGCTTGCACAAGTCTTAATCCTTATAATAACGTTAAAAGTTGTTGTCAAAAATCTATATATAGAAAAAGTAGTGGTAATTCATGCTTAGGATGTGTAGGAACAGAATCTTGTGATGAGCAATTACTAATCTTTTTCTCTCCGCAAGATGTTTTTGACAATGCCACACGTGGGGCCGAGATATTTGTACCAGGTACAGTAATAACAAATAATAATGTTCCTATCGGAACTGTATCTTCAGCCACATATTCAGTCATTGGTCAAGAAGTATATGTTCTTATTAAATTAAACGATTGTCAAGATAAAAGTAAGATTCAAAATCAAGAACAACTCGCGGCAGGGGCGACGCAACTACTGTGGAATCCACCACCCTCCTCCTCAACCCCCCTATATTTCATAGTTGGATTACTAAATCCTATAATTGAAACCAGTAAACCTCCCAAACACGCTATAACAATATGGAAACCAAATAACAATAAATTCAAGGTTCAGGGAGCAGTCACCTCTGGAGGTAGATTGGAGAGATTAAAGCTTGATACTATTAAGGCAGCAAATAGCAAATGTAGAAAAGGACAAAGATGTGATAAAAATGATACTGGTAAAGGTCCATATTTCGCAGGAAAACCCAGATTTGACAAATGGATGTTTAATGGTAGACATCGGGAAATTGTATGTGAGAATAAATACAGACAACAACCATTCGGTATTCCACAACTTACCAGGCGAGGTCGTTCTACGCGATCTAATAAGGCTCCGGTATCTTGGCAAGAACTTAAAACAGAACGAACCAAAGATCCAAGGCAAAGATATACTGTGAATCCTAGGGCTCCAGGATGCGCTTGCCCTGAAAAGCGATGCAAAAACAATTTATGCCCTGGAGAAGGTGAAATGGTTTTGGCCCGCAATAGTAATAAATATCAACCCAGTAGATGCAGGGGTGCATCTGACGTATATTTAACAACTGATGAAATTATTATTCCAGATACCCCAAGTTGGCTCATTGCTGGAAAAATACCCCGCATACCACGACCGGGGTGGCAGGGACCCATTCAAACTTGGGTAGGATATAACAAATTTTCATGGACTTTTCAATCAGCAAATGGTAGTATATATGGTACGGCTAATCTCCCTGTTGGAGTAACACAAACAAATAATCCACCAATGTATGGAAGTAATGAGATACTCTTTTTCGTACCTGCGATGGCGCCGAACGGAGGTGGCGGTTCAGCCATGGTTGTAGAGGGCACTGCTCTGGCCCCCAATAGTGTAACTTTTCTCGGAGTAAATTCTCCCAGCCCTTATACAATCGGCGGACCATGGACAGCAATTCCTGATATTATTTATGATATTAATGCTCCTCTAAATCCGATCGCTGTTACAATTTTTGTTAATGGTATGAGCACGTCCAATGGGACACCGAACGGAAGCCTTACACCCTCCTCACTCTTTCCTTTGTCTCCAGGTGAACAATTTTCTCTAACTGTGAATTAAGAATGAATAGCATTTCTATTTTCTAATCTAAATATAAATGCTAAGAGCAAAACGACGTAGAACAAGAATGCATGATAAAAAAGGGAATCCTATATTTAATACGATGAATTCCACACCTCTCCAATCTACATATAAAAACCAGAATACTCATCTTAAGCAACTTACTGAATGTCAATGTAAAGTATGTCAAGATGGAGGTTGTAATGGAAATTGTTCTTTCTGTGGATGCAGCAACTGCAAGCCCTATAACGATGATCCTGATTCGCGAAAATGTTGTAGAGGGGCTCCACAACGAAATCCAGCTCTCGGTTATCGTAGACAACTAGTCTTTAATGATATCATCAGGGATAAAAAGAATCCTTATTTGCGGTGTATGGAAGAAGATGGAGAGAAAGTTGTAACAATTACTACAAATAATGTCTATAAAGATAATTACGCGAGAATATGTGGTAGTTTCCGAAAGGGATTAGAAATTGAGAATGATGGAAATACTGTCGAAGAACTAGGTCGCTATAAAGATGGGGAATTTATTCCACAAAAATGGGAGAACGCTAATGGAGAAAAAACTTGCGGCTATCGTCAGACAAAACCGCGTATTCAAAATCGTAACGGGTGGATGAATGATAAATATAATTATAGCACAAAGCAATATCTGGCAAGAAGATGTAGAACTTTTGAAGATCTGGCATTTAATTTTCTCTCCAATAAAGCAATTACAGATAGTTCAGGTTCAGAATTCTTAACGGGATGTTTGAATTCTAATATAGACTTGGCGGGTGGAACCGCTAGCAGAGATTGTAAATGCTATAAAAATAATTGTACTTGCTATGATATTAGTTGTGATAATATAGCCGGGATTGATTGTTCGTACAACTCTATATGTTCACAAACTACTCCCGATTGCGCAAAAAAAGGTTATACAACAAGTGAAGCAATTAGTAGCAATTGTAAAGCAGTATATAAAAGAAGTAATCCGAGATTCTCAACGCAAGGAGCAGTATCGGGAGGTTCAAGAATTAATAGATTAAAATATCAAACACAATTAAAAGCCCAATCCATTATTAAACCTTGCAAAGCAAATGCCGAAGCAGCATCGTGGTCAACGGGGGCCAATAAACGTGAAGTTTATCAAGGAACTCCTTATGCAAACGTCAATACAACACGAGGAGTAAATTCAATAAATGGCACATATCCAGCAACTCTCTATAGAAATACTTATCCTACATATAAATCCAATCTTAGTGGATTATGTTTGGGTAATATGGGGTTGACCCTAAATGGTAAACCACAACGATGTAAAGTTCCTATAGTAACAACACCAACCTGCAAAGCAACAGCAGCTTGTAGAATGATGCAAACTCTTCCCGAATCATGTAAATACCCTTGTAATAAACCATGTGGTATTAGAAAAAAGAAAAATTGAAATACATTAATTAAGTTAAATGAAGTATAATTACACTATCCAACTATAAGCTTAACAATAGCCAATATAGAATAATGCCACAAAACACACTCGCGCAAGTCGCCAATCTCTACGACCCAAAGAAGAAGAAATTAGAAAATTATTTGAAACGAGCAACAGCGTTGCAGCTTAACTCCATAACTATGGACTCAAAAGCGCATCTAAAAGCAGTAAATCTTCGCGACTCGCTCTTTCACAAAAGTATGAAGGATCTAATTATTTTACAGTCTATTATAAAACTGTCTGAAATAATGCCACAACAATCACATAAAAAGGTGTCTAGCGATATTTTAAAAGACATTGGTTGTGGCCGATACAATAAAGAAGAAAATGGTGAATATAAATACTGTTATGAATATCTGATGAGCGACGTACAAGCATATATGGAAGAAAGAAAAACGATCTTTATTATGTTCGGTATGGAGGAATATTGTCTTATAGAAGGTGAAAAAGAAAACTTCTATAGCACACATAGCACTTGTCTTCTTCTCGTTCCAAGAGAAAAACATTATGAAGGTTACTATATGAATTCACATGGCAGAGATATGGCGGACACGACTAATTTCGTAAGGAAAATCACAAAAAAACGAACGAAAACCGTTAGTTTTGCCATGCCCTCCGAGTTTGTGTTTATTCGTGATCTCATACAAGAATGGAATAAGTCCAGTGAAATTAAGATTGTTTGGGATACAACACCTAGATATACTTACTACAATACTGATCTACAAGCAGGCGACTTTTGGGGGATTTGCTACGCTTTTCCTCAGATTATTCTCCACCATATGGCCGAATACTATACCAAAAAAAAGGAACTAACAATGGGACGAGGACATACTACATTAATTGATGAAGGAGAGGTTCTTCTTAAAAAAGGTAGATTAGATATCTTTGTCAAATATGCATTCACGAATTTTAATGATGACTATTTGAGAGTATTCTGCGAAACGATAGATAAGACATACAAAAAATCCGAAGACGATCCATTAAATAATATATTAGAAAAACACCGTACCGGGTTCGTAAAATCCCTTGTTTGTACACTGGTAAGATATATGAACCAAAAAATATAACCATTAGGGTTAAATTAATTTAAACTATGTACATTATAATTTATAAATGTCTAGAATCATTAAGACAAGTATAAGCGCCACGAAGGACCTATACGATAATAATGGTCAATGGTTGCCTAGGGGAAATTACTATTTTTCAATTAATAATATAGAAAATGGCAGAGTGCATGGAAGTTTACATGAAAGAACATTTTGCGCAGAATATGTATTTGATTACAGGATAGTAATTGAAATGTTATCAGTGGCTCAGGCGAGATTGGCCAGGAGAGCTAATATTTCACATGAACATATGCCGTCTATAGCATCGCCTACTTCATCGCACGAATATCCCACAAATATTGTGGTTGCTCGGCCACATGCACAACCGCAACCACTTCCACAACCACTTCCACAGCCAGTTGAACGGCAGTTACCAACTCTTACTCGTAGTAGAAGCGCACCAGAATTGCCACAACCCACATTATGTACTATTTGCCTTGACCCAATTAATAACTCTGAGAAAATACTAAGATGTACGCATAGATTTCATGAACGATGTATTAATAGGTGGACACTTAGACACAATAATTGTCCCGTATGTAGAACGCCTGTTAATCCTGTCTCAAATAGGCGTGCAAGTAGATTAAATCGTCGCAATGCGGAAAGAAGATTACCTACGATACGACCCGTTGGAGTTGGAACTGTCATCCGAAATAGAAGGAGAGAATATAATAGGCATTATTCTGGTTCCATTGCACGTTTAATAAGTTAAAAACTTATATTTAATATTAGTAATGGGTAAGAACAAAAAAAAAGGCACCAAACGTGTCAAAAAAGAGATAGTATACCGAACAAAAGAGCAACGACAAGAAGAAGTTAGAGAAATCATCAAAAAACTTAGCGAATTTCAATTAAATATTCAGTATGATCCAGTTAGAAAATTATTTGAACTTTTTAAAGAATATATTTCGGAAGGTAGGCGAATAGAGGTCAATATACCTTTCCCGGATATTAATAGAAGAATAAAAGGGTTGTTGGCTACATCGGTAAGAGAAGAAGTCTGGATTAATCTAAAGAATGAGCGATTCAATTAAACAAGCCGATACAGCTATATCATCTATATTACTAGTAGGGAAGCGAATATTTTTAACAATCTGTTTTGTGTTGTCATGATTCCAGCATTGCCTCCATCGTTTATCAGCATAACTTACCAGATCTTGAGCGATGGTAGACGACGATCCGATCATTGCTTCGTCTCCTTTATGCGTCATACCCCAAAACCCATCACTTCCGACAACCACTTTATAATCCACTGTATGATCTATGGCCACGATATCATGCCTGAAGTGGGGTTTAGTGGCCCCTTCGTGTCCCAAAGAATTGGTGAAATTTATACAATTTCTTTCCCCGAAGTCAAATAGCGCGGCGGGAACGGATTTAATCGTAGTATCATCAACTACCTCAACATCCCAAATGTTGTCTCTCTTAATACCACGCATATTGCATGTCTCGGAGATCCTTTTTACTTCGCTGCGATTATTTCTATCATGATCGGTACTTCTATAGATATTCTTTCCATCACGGTACACTTTAATAGAGGAATCGCCTACATAGAAGAGTTCAATCTTTCCGTACTCTACAGCGCAATCACCGTGCGGTCCACTTATTACTCTGTGATCCGTAATTCTGGCTACAGATAGAGTAGAGCCCTCTCCTCGCCTGCTAAGTTCATTTGTATCCGCAATAATTTTTTCCATGAAGCCTTCCATATCTATCATTTTATCCCAAGAAATTCCTCGGAGGTAATCAATTGTTTTTGACTCGGAACCGTGTCCGTCGGCCACTACACAGAATCTATATTTTCCTGATGCCGATACGCCAGATGTGGCGAAATCTTGAGCAGAAGATGCCTGCTTTATAAAATCCGTCGTTGTGAGTCGCGGAACATCCACCTCCGTATTGTTAAATTGTTCGTTTGTTAGCGCGGCCATTATAGACTATTATAGACTGGTTGAGATAGTATTATACAGATATAATATTATCTACTTCAATTTAATTGTGAAATGGTGACCTTGATATCTTCTTATTCGTGTCAGACATGAAAATATTACCCGTAGAGCTATTTTTATAATGAGGTATGTTATTGGTTTCGCACCATTGAATACATTTCTGTATATTGGAATTTTTGATTTGTTGCATCTTTTCTCCCTTCCGTTCTTTATTCTCAATAAATCGTAATGTTGTAAGTATATTATCTATCTGTTGTGAACCCAATATTGCATTTATTTCTTCCATTCGTTTTATAAAATGATATGGGAGATCTAGATCCAACAATGAAGCAATGGTTAGATTATTAATATTTGGGTTATTTAAAATCACCAATACGGCTCTAAATTTATTAATTAATACTGGATTAATCGGCCCCTTGAAATTTTTACATACTAGATACCTCTCTGAGTTTGCTATCCGGCTTGTATAAGGCTTTATGATATGTACAGACTCATAAAAACATCCAAGTAGAAAAATAATATCAATGGTGCCTTTAAGAAATGTATCAAATGTTTTTAAGACAAAGGTGCCGCCCGTTTTTTGCATCGCTAATGCGTATATGACCTCGGAAAAAATGAGTTTCATGGCCAACAATTCCTGTTTATTAAAGTCCACTGAAAAATCAAAACCACCATCCGCGGTTATAAAATCCATTGAATTCTTGTAGGTTCTATAACAATAATCAAGATTTGCAGGCGAATATAAATTTCCAGTTCCATCCGCACCACTCTCAATAGTAATATTGGGATTTTTTCTAAGAAATAAAGCGCTTTTTTTCCATCCGGGAACATGCTCATTATCCCTATCAATAAGGGTCATGCCATAGTACTTATCTTTTGAATTGAATCTAAGATAAGTCATGGCTTCTATAAAACCACCAGGGCCTTCTGCTAAATGAAATGAATTTATGGGATCACTATTGTATTTATCAAAGATATCCAAAGAATTACAAATTTCAATTAATTTAAAAAATGCTCGGGACAAAGGTTTTACCTTACTAATAGAATGCTTACCATTGGGTATGATAGTATGAATATATTCATAGGTATTCGTTATCCGTTTTATATTATCCCATTCTGTAGGAAATTCGTTAATTCTCTTTTTTACCTTATTTAAATATATTGACAACGTATTACTAATAAAACAGTTATCTGTATTGTCATTGTCTTTAAAACGCATTCTTATATTATTTTGCTCTATATCTATAGGTACAGTTGGAACAGGATAGGCATTCATTATCTAGTAATAGATTGAACTGTTTATATCATTTGGAGAGTTTATTCATCTCCAGGCGGCTTGATTTTAATTTTTGCCTTTCTTTTTGCACTAACCTTGACTTTTATCTTTGCCTTTCTTTTTCCTTTGACCTTAATACGTTTTCCAGGTGCTGGAGCAACGACGGGTTCCACCTCCTCCCCCTTCTCTTCTAAAGATGGGATAACAATGGCGGCTATCTCCGGTGGTTTAACCTCTTCAGCGATTTTAATTTTAGCTTTGAGTTTCTTAACGCGCCTCCTTTTTGGTTTATGCTTGGCCAATGATAGTTCTATTTTGGCCTCCTCGGCATCTTGTTCAGCTACAGCGCCGGGTACCTCATTGATCAATAAGCGACTTACTTTCTCGGCATTTACATCACGTACTTTTTTGAATATAAAGTACTTATTCAAGAAGGATATTTCTTTTTCACGCACTGTCATTTTATCCGCCATTCCTATATTACTTTTCTTTATTCGTCTATTCTTAATTTCGCTTTCCATTTTATAATACAATTGGTCAAAACCACCTATAGATGCTGGTAACCCTAGTTCGCGGGCCTCATCGCGCAATAGTAAAGTAAATCCATAATTTTCCATGACGCGTATTAGATAATCATAATTGACCAAGTACTCAGAGAAGGTTTTATTGATTGATTCTTGATATACATCTATTCTATAACCCAATGAACTAACATCATTATTAAAAGTGGTTCCTTCATATTGTTTTTTAACATCCCACATCTTAAGACCATCAGTAGTTCGGATTGATACACTTTCCCCTACTCCTTTACCTTCCAAACGCCGAAATACTTCTCTTCCATCATAACTAGTTCCTATAAAATAGCCTCCTACCTTACAACATTCCGACACATTACGTAGGAAGTTATTTAATGTTGTTACATTTTTAAAGAAGTAGTGAATAGAGAATTGGTTAGATACTACATCAAATCCCTCTTTCCCCCTCCCATATTGTCTAAAAACACCTTTACCTAATCGGGCTTCGTCTTTTGGGCCGTCACCGAATACAGCCCGTGTAATCTCCTTCCCTTTATCGGTAAATATAGCTTCAGTTGAACGAATATTTAATCCACTATTTCCTTTCACGAATAACGCGTATGGCATCGTTCTGAATTGTTTCTTATAGTTTAAGAATCTTGCACAAGCCCCATTTAATCGGTTTTCAATATTATCTGGAGATAAATCAATCCCAAAGACAAATGACTGTTTTGCTGCAATCCATTTGGGAAAATCTCCCCCTTTCCCCACCGTCATATCTATTAGTGTTCCGCCTTTTTTTGCCGCCGCGAGGATCAACGCACGTTTAACATATAAATTGTGGAAATTACGTAGCGCCATCGTAGTTGTCTCGTCCTCTTTTTTATTATAATATATATCATCGTCTGCAATAAGATCGGGTATATCCTCACCAGTTGTTAACATGTGTTCTGTAATAGGATTATGTATTGAGTTCCAAACACTCTGAGCTACATGGTACGCATTACCATAATTCCTTCCACCGCTGCGATAGTCTGCAGTTTTATCCAAACGCACCTTAATAGGAACCCACTGCCAGAATTTCTCTTTTGTAGGATCATATTTAAATTCCACAATCATCTCGTCTTCAATAATACCGGTCTTATCCTCTGTTGTCATAATCTTAATGTTTCCCTTGTCTTCCAATATTAAATTACATAAATATGCTGGAAATTGAGGTGTTGGATTCATAGGATAAAATGGAATGGGTTTATAATGCGATGATTCTTCTCGCGTTGTCTGCTTCGGTAACCGATCTTGGATAACATCCTCGCATGGATTTAAATATCCATGTTTTCGCTCATCAAACCCAACTCTTAATTGTAAAGTCTTGTATTGCGTTATATTGTCAACAGCCATCATATCATCCCCTTGCTCAAAGACAGTCTTAACAATATCGTTACCCCCTTCAGATTTAATAGTAGTAACTAGAAAATCAATAGTGTTATGTTCAGGAGGTTTCCATTTGAAAGACTGCTTCCATCCCCGCTTAACCGGATCTAATACCTCTCCTACCCGTGTACTACCTACTCCGGTATTTGCAGGAGTAAAGATGAGCCCGTCAGTTTCATATTCAAATAAATCATCGCGTACGCGATCCAGAACCAAACGACAATTGTTGAAAATTGCACCATTATTTTCATCTGAATAATGAAACTCTTTTGCTTTTACAAGAAGCGGTAATGTATCTCCGACCGCCGGCTTGAGTTTCAAATGTTCCATAAACTTATTAAGGGCAACTAAACGACCTCTCTGATCAATAGTTATTTCGCCTTCCTCTGCTCCATCTCCCTTTATTTCTTCATAAAAGGCTTGATCACGAAGATCTTTTTTGTTAATATAATAGATATCAAAGGAAAGATAATTATTAATATAACGCCCAGCTTTGTCGTGTAAAACATGCTCGCCATCCAATATGGAATTAAATAAGGCCTTTTCCGTTGTAATCGTGCCTGTAAACTGTACGTTCATATTAATATCAATCATGTAGACCTTACCTTTATCATTAATAAACAATAGCTTTCTAATACCGTCTGCTTTTTCAGTCACTGTATATGGTCTTCTAATATTAGCTACAACTCCATCGCTAGTTAATGGGGCAATATTGGGCCGTTCCAATGATATTGAGGAAGGACCTACAAAGTCCCTCGTTCTTACTCTTCTGTCAGGAGGATCTTTATATAAAACATGCATATACTCTCCGAGAGTCTCATATTGCTCTTTATATGAAATTGGAAAATTAGAGCGTTGTATTCCCGACATTATGGTTTTGATATTTTGCCTCAAGGCCGCGTATAACTCTTCGCCTTTTCTAATAGCGATGGCTTCCGCTCCCCCTGTAGCAAGTCTATCTGGAACAACCTCTATCTCAATCTCATAAGTCTCTGGATTAGTGAAAACACCCGAACTTTCTATTCTAAATTCGGGTATAAGTCTGCGTCCTATACGCTTTGAAGATCGCACGACGCTACAATCTATTTTTAAAGGATATCGGTGATGTTGAAACGTAAATCTTTTAATTAATCTATATATCTTTTTTTTATCATTCCATGATTCTAGTAGGCCCCGCACAATTCCAAAATCTTTTTTCAAAACCTTTTCTTCTCTATAATTTACTCTAAATTTAAAGTCATCAAAATTTATTGAAGGTAATCTTTTATCATTATATACCTTTGAAACTTTTTGCATAAAGCTAATATGAGCCGGCGGGTTAGCAAAATCAAATCCATTAATTTTACAGTACTTTTGTATATTCGCGATACCGTCTATAGTAGTACGAATATTTCCAATACCAGTTCTACCACTCTTAGGATCAATATACTGATTCTGGATATTCAAGTGATATTTACCAGAAGCGCCGTACGATGTAAATCCTAATGATTTAATCTTTGAAATAACGTCTTCAAACTCTATACGCGTTAACGCCTTCTTAGACCCAAAGACTACTTCAAGTTCATCATTCTTATTATTATTTTTAACAGATGTAAATATCTGAGTATATTCTTTTAATAGTTCTGTAGCTGGTTTATTAGACATATCTATATATATCTCATATATTTTATGTTTAATTCAATTTAAATTTTACAATTGATCATGTCGTAAAGTTGTCTCTTATTATATCTCTTTCCAGTTTCGGAAACGATTGAAATATTTAACCGTTTGCAAATATCCTTTAAAGTACCTACTTTATAGGAAGAAATTGCCGCCAATGGCTTAGAAATATTTTCCACTAACCAATACTTACTAGTATACTCATCAATAAGTCGTTTATTTTGCTCATCATCATGTTGGGATAGCATAAATCCGTGTTCGCCAAACACAACAAGTTCATATTTATTACTCGGGAACAATTGTGGTATATACAAACAACGGCCTTTCAATACAACAACGTTGATTTGTTTAATGGCACAAATACACAAAAAGGTCTTTAAAGACAGTTCAGTTGCAGAAACCAATTCACTTTCTATCTGAGTTCGCTTCCATTTATTTTTCTTAAGTAAATCCTTATGATTTTTCAAATCCTCTACTATTTGAATTTTAACTCCTTTTTCTTCTATAAATGCTCTGTCTCCAATAGTTTCATAACTGAATAAACCAGCAGTTAGCATATAATAACACCAGAACAATGAATCTTTATGTTTTGGATGTATAAAGTTATCAAATTGTTCAGCTTTTTTCTTTACTCTTAATTTTTTCGTGGTTTTTTCAGTCGTCTTTGGCTTATTAGAACTATCATATTCATCCACTAAACTCATTATATGCTCTTTTGTAAGCATATAATGTTGCAATTCTCCTATAGTAAATCGTTTCATTATTATCTATATGATGCAGTCGCTTTATTATCTTTATAGAATTCATTTTTAAGAGTTTCCTTATCTTTTTCTACTTTATCGAGCTGTTGTTGTTGAAGACCTACATATTTTATATATTCTTTAATTGAAGTAATGAGTTGTGAAGGTAGTATCGTCATATTAATAAAAATTCCATTAGAATTTTCCGTATATTCAATATTATTATTTTTTATTATTTCCAATATTCTCAACTGATGAACATGTTCCATAGATTCTATACCATCCCGTAACACTTGTAGCGCATTAGCATCCATTTGAATATATACTATAATTTAGTTTAAGCGTTTTTCTTTATAATTATCTTTGGACGTTTCCGCGATTTTCTAGGTATAACGTGCTCTGCAATAACGGAGATATATTTATCATTCAATTCAAAACGGATTCCTATCACACGGACCGTAATCTCATCACCAATCTTTAACTCAGAGAATTCTTTACTCTTAAAATGGTGGTCTCTGGCAATAAATACAACTACGGGTGAAATTTCCTCTTTGGTTTCACAACGCACACCGGCTTTCGTAACATTCTTAACGATAGCACGAAAGCGCATGCCTTCAACCGGCCTACAGACTAAACACTCAAATACAACAACAAATACTACATATTTATCTACAATTACACCCGCCGAATAACTAATTAATCTTATTGAGTTTGTTTTAATGTAACCTTCTTTTATACATTTTCCTGAAATTGTTTCTGATAGTTTTTTAAGAATGTTCTCTGCGATATTATTACCTATTACATTATAAGGCAGTTGTACTTTCTTTGTCAAAATATTTTGTTGGTATAATCCTAATCCTCTTTTTTTTTGTTTGACTTTTGAAGCTTTGATATCTGCCATGGTTATATACTACATATATAATTTCTTAAATATTTTTTCAATTTATTAAACTACCGGCCTATTTTTACAATATTATTAATTAATGTCCCGACAGTATCAAAAAACCATCTTTTATCTTGATATTTTGTCTTATCATAATATCTCAATATTAATTCCGATTCTATGCATAACTGCAATCCCGTTATTTTTACATCTTTTACTTTCTTCTTACCTGGTAATTGCACCAATTGTTTTATATTAGTATCTCCATAGATTGAAACAATTGAACTTTTATTCATTTTATATTTAATAGGTTGTACTCCCGATGATAACAAATTATTCAATCGTTTAATTATAACACCTTTTCCTTCTCCTCTATCACATCTGCTTCCTTTATTTGTTCTACCTTTGCTACTCAAAGACAGCTCTTTCGTTTTAAACACGATTAACTGTGCTTTGAATAAAACCATAAATCCAATAATATTATTAATAACTGACAGATCCTTAACTTGAAATTTCTGAAATAACGGAAAAAGTCTATCAGGGCGGATTTCTTCCTTATTATCAATCCAAAGACCATCTTTAAAGGTCAATATAGTATACGCCGATTTCTTTGAAGATTTTGAGAAATCTGCTAAAACTATACCTTTCCAATCCGCCGTCTGTAAGATATACGTATTAAAATAATTATTTATTATTATATGCAAGGGATTTTCTGCTTCATTATTTTTTGTTATGAATCGTAATAGCTGTACTTTTTTCTTGAAAGGTAGGACATCAATGATATGATCAATTGCTAACGGTAATAATACGTCCTTGGCAATCTTATTATAATTAGAGAGATTTCGGATTGCCCACGCTGCTGATCTTGTCCAATCTTCTTTATATGCTGTAGAAATTAACCCAGGATTTTGAAGGAGACCTAACTGAGTAACTAACTCATCATATACAGAAGCATCTAGTTCAATCTCTTCTTTACTTTCATCTTGAGGCATGGTCATATAACTTGGTATTTTTTCTGGTAAATTAAAAATAAGAGAATCTCTTTTATAAGAAATAGGTGTCTCTCTCTCAAATCGCGATAAAGGTTCTTGGACCGACAATTCCACTGGCTGGAATAAGTAAAAGTTTCCAATATTAACAAGTCTCCCTAACCTTCCCAACATGTCTGTAATATACTCATTTTGTTCATTTACTAAAAAGTTTAAAGCGGTATATATTTGATCCAGAGGATATTGTTTTATTTGAACTAAGGCTGCTACCAAGGCCGTTTTTTCATAAACATATGACTCCTTAAATAATAACCTTATTCGCTGAAGAATCTTATCTAAATTCATAATTATGAAACTCTCGTTGTAGGTCGTGGTATCTATTTCCGCAATTTCTTGAACTTTACTATTGCATTCATACTCGCATCTCGTGAAATCGCAAATTTGGCTATTATCTTTATCGCCAATCTTATATTTAATAACTTCTCCTGTGGAAATTTGTTGATCTACTATTTTATTTATCTTTTTTGCAGAGAAATCTTGACCCTGTCTATTTAATAAACAATCTACGGCATTCTCCTTCAAAACACGTACCACAGTCGCAATTTTTCTTGCCTTATCTTCCGCGAGTCTATAAATATATAAATCTATTGCTTCAACATCAGTAGGCAATCGTGTTCCGTATAGGAAAATGCTTACATTTCTTTGCTCGTATGGTAAAGCGCAATGACTGAAGTTTCTAACAGCTCGACCTATAATTTGATCTTGTCTATTTAAATTATACCAAGGATCAAGAATATGCGTCTGCCGAATATTTTGAAAATCTAAACCTTCAGAGCCTGCTCGCGATACTATAATTACCTTTACTCGTTCTCCCTTTATATTGAGGGGACCTGTCGCAGCTTTCAATTCTGATCTTACGTCAGGTGTTAAATTCTTATCTCCAGTAATCATGATATATTTTGCAGCTTGAAATGCTTTGCCCGCTTCCGCTGGTTTCATAGTTAAAGCATCTATTGACGCAGTTGGTGCTTTTTCAAATAAAGACTTATTTGAACCATAACGTTTAATTCCCATCTCTTCAAGAGCTAGTGCTATAGGAACTGCACCACCATCAATGTATTGCGAATAGATAAATACAATTCCTTGAGATTTATATATAGATTCACATATATATGCTATTTTTGCGCTATATTTTCCAATATTCTCAGGAGAGAATATTCTTCCAAAATTCTGCAAGGTTTTATCTTTATATTTAAAATTGGATTTCGTTCGTTCATCATAATTCATTACCCTAGCTAAACCTCGCTTTCCGTATAAATAAGTATATAGGTCAGCATCACCTGATTCATCCAGATCTGTATGCGGATAAATCATATTTAAGGCCTGTAACGGAGGTTCTAAAACTGTATAAGAAAGTCCCTTTTTCGGATCACTCAATGTTTTATATTTCTTTTTTAATGAATTTATAACAAAATTATATCCAATTAATTGAAAGGGACCAATGTCTGTGATTGTTAAATCAAGTATATTAATTGGTGCTACAATAGCCGCCCCATTTACCTGTTTGGAAGGGTATTGCCATGTACCAGTCTGTAACATTCCTACCGAGGAGTTGGGAGACCCGGCTTCTAAAGGGTATACACTATAAGGGAATGTAAATGGATTATTTCCTCTGACATACGAAATATATCCTAACATTTTCTGAATTAATAATTCTTTCCCAATTTCCTCTCCATCATCATTTTGCTTAAAATTACCTTTTTTATCAAAGACTTCCTTATCCTTAATCGGATACCTTTTATCATTTAAATTTAACAAGTTAAGTAACCATATGATCTCCGAATAGCTATTAAACATAGGAGTGGCAGACAATATCAATATTTTAAGGTTATCTGTGTTTGAAACGAGTCGTAGAATATTTTCAGAACTTGGTTTTATTGACCCGTCATCAGTAATCCTTAAATTATGAACCTCATCTATTACCAACATTCGGTTTGAAAACTCCTTTTTTAAAGCTCTCTGTTGTTTACCCTGGATTACATCAGGAGAATCGCTACTTAGTATTGTTTTATTCATAACACGCGTTATGTAATTTGAGAATTCAATGTATCCTTGGAAATGATATGATTGAGAGATAATACGCTTAATCTGACGAACAACCCGACTTCTATCTAAACCTTTCATATTCATAGGATTAATCTCTTTCAAAAACTTATTTCCTGTACATGCTTTAATATTCCATAAGCCATTTACTTCTTTTAATTTGCGTTCGTCAAATAATTGTAGTTTGAAGTTTTCCTGTACAGCTGGGGATGCAACAATAATAATACGTTTTGTGATTCCCAATTGGTTTAGATATGTTCTCATCTCCTCGCACACAGAAATAGCCGAACATGTCTTTCCAGTACCTACACCATGAAATAACAATAGGCCATTATAAGGAGTTTGAAAAGACATAAAATTCCTAACAAACATCTGATGCGGTGCTAATTCAAACTCAGTATTATCGCAAAGAGTTTGAGCAACCTCCTTAATATTATCAAAATCCTTTTGACTTTTTTCTTCATAACGACTATCATAAAATTCTTTTTTTCTTGCTATCTTCTCATTGAAATTAGGATCTTCCAGAATAGGATACAAATAATCATATTTATTTTCCTGTGTTACAATAGAATCTCTATCAGCTTTACTCATACAACGAGACAGACTTTGTATTTTCGGATTTTCAATATCCATATGTTGGGCATCTTTAAACTCCTCTTTTAAACTATCGCAGGACTGCGATATAACGACTTTTGCTTTTCTTCTACCTTTTACTTTTTTCATATTAGTTAATATATTATGAGATTAATCTATATTGTTGTAAAGTTTTATTAATATCGGATAACATACTTATTTTTTCCGTGTTATATGGTCTTATTAGTTCGTGGGCTTCTTCGTAGGTAACCCATTTCATATCGCTTACCTCACTTTTTTGAAATCCACTATTCTGATTCTGTCCTTTAAAAACAGCTATATAGTATTTATGCTTATATGTTTTATAATTAGATCCCATGAAAATTTCTTCAAAAGGTGCTACATTCGTAACGAGATCCAGGGACTCCTTCTCATAACCTGTTTCTTCGTGAAATTCTCTGAATGCACATTTAATATCCGTCTCCTGGTAATTCCTCCTTCCCTTTGGAAATCCCCATTCTGGCGTCTTCCAGTTTGTATTGCTATCAGCTATAAGTGACGCTAAATCATAATTACCTTCATCAAACATTTGAATACCTCTCTTGATTTGCGTGAATTTCTCCTTAGCATGTCGTTCTTCATTGCGATATTGTACCCCAATGAATTCGCCCCAAAGATGTTTCCATAAATATGCAAAATCTTTTTCTAGTAACATTTTTTTCTCTTCACTGGTCATTTCATTTATTAAATTTAATATATAATTCTTATTGTACAAGGGATATTTTCCCCTAAGAAACTCTATAAATCCCAAACTATCCTTTCTACAAATCATTAGATATTGTATATTATTATCTACTTTTCTAAAAGCGATGATTCCCAAACTTATAATTGGTAGTTTACAGCTATTAAACATATGGCCTTGTTTCCCGCAATTATTGCAAAAATGATAGGTCTTTTGACGATGCATTGTGTTATATGTTTATTATGGTTACTTTTTATGTCTATTTGTTATATAAATGCCTCTAAATCCTGATATTTGGATGCCGCAATTCCAATTCACGTTACAAACAATGTCTTTAATGTATCCACAACATCCGAACGATGTTACAAAAAAGAAATATTATGATACGATACATAATATACCTTTGTTTCTACCACAAAAACCTCTCGGAGCGGAATTTTCCAAATTATTAGATGAATTTCCGGTAACCCCTTATTTATCGTCGCGAGAATCCTTTATGCGATGGATACACTTTATAATTAATAAAATAAATATCAGTATGGAATGGGAACAAATGGATTTTTATGATAGTTTAGAAAAATATTATGATGCATATAAACCGAAAGAGCTTGTTGAAAAGGAAAATTTTAAAAGACGAAAACAATATGTACTAATTGGTGTTACAGGTTTTTTGATTTTGACTGTGTTATATATGTTGAAATCCTAATATAATTTAATGTCCAATTATCATATATGAGAGCTGACCTACTTGTTCTTGGAATTACTGTATTTTTAGTATTTAATACATATCATGATGGTAAATATACAAAGATGTTTCATATCAATAAAAAATATATGCAAATGGCATTATACGGTTTTGTTGGCCTTTCATTAGTGCTTTTTATAAAGAAAAACCCCCAAGGGTCAAAAAGTATGTTTAGTCACGCCAACAATATTATAAAATATATGCCTATTGATAAAAATACATCAGATATGCTTAGCCCAATCTTTGATTTTGCTGGAACACATGAAAAAATAAATTCTATGGGAGAAGAGATAACACCTCAATATAAACGCATGTTAAATTCAGGCGGTAATTCTTCAAAAAGATCGGTCAGCGAAACTAAGAAAAAATATGTAGCTGCACAACAAAATTGGTGTTGTGCCCATTGTAAAGAACAACTAAAGGCTACGTTTGAAATTGATCACAAAATAGATTTACAATATGGAGGAACTAATCATGTTAATAATTTAGTTGCATTGTGTGTAGATTGTCATAAAACAAAAACTATGCAGTCGAATTTATAATATGATTTTAATATAATATAATAATGACCAAACAAAATGAAGTATGGAAACATTTATCAAAATTCTTATCAATGATGAAAACCGACGACGATGCAGAGACTCCGAATATGAGGGTTAGAAATCTAATGTTGAAGTTTATTATTTATATTCCCCTCACCATTGCTGGCATCTACTCGATGGCCAAATTATATAGTTTTATATATCCCACTCCAGATGAGATTAAAAAGGATAAAAGTGAACATATAAAAGATTTATTAAAAACTAAAATGGAGGAGGAGGGAGCAGATGCACTGAATGTTTTTGGAAGTTTATGGGGTTACATATCCGGACCTCTTTTCTATGTATTTGGCATATTTAGTAACATCGCGATATGGCTTTTTAATAATCCTTTCAGAACATTAATGGTGTTGGTCCTAGTTTTATATTTAACATTCTCATTCTATTTTACATCCCTATATAAAAAACATTTTACCTTAAAAAAGTGGTCAGGGTATACTAACACAATACTAATAACCTTAGGAATTGTTCTTGTAATTAATGTGTTTACACTGTTCGCAAATATAACAACACAAAATGGTAAAACTGTAGCGGAGGTAGGAAAACCATCTGGTCTAGAAAAACATGAACAACGTGGAAATATGGCAAGGGGGAATCTTAATAAGTATTACGAAGAGTTAACAGAGGCCAAGAATAAAGTTAATAATATTTTGCAGGAGATCAATAACAAAAAAAGAGAAAAGAGACACACAGTATTGCAAATACGAGGAGATCTCGCTTGGAATAAACCATTGGATACCGAGCAGAAAGCACAGGTTAAAAGTGTAGAGGATGATACTCAAACATTTATTATGGCGAAGAATAAGGAAATGAAAGAGATGCAACCTAAAATAGCGGAGTTAAATAAGAAGATTGCAAAAGAAAAAGCACTACGTGGGAGGGCCGATAAAGAATCTTTTTTCGATAAATTAAAATGGATGTGGACTGCATCTATGGGTTACTATAAATCAATCTTATTAGTTCTAGCTACATTATCTGTTCCCATGCTAATCTTATTTTTAATGAAATATGTGCCATTGTTATCTTCTGGTGTCTCAATTATAGTTGGATTAATTGCAGGAGGTTTACTTTTATATTTTATTTCCAAGGAATTTGAAGGAACTGGGGATACGGATAAAGATTGGATAAATAAACATAAGAACTTATTTACAGCAGAGGGAGATACAGGTCTATCCAAGAAAAAAATACAAGAGGAGAAGAAGGCTAGCGAACAAAAATTATATAACATGATAAAAAAAGTAGCAGAAAAATCCTTAGAAGAGAAGAAGGCTAATTTTAAGGAGGACATGGCAACCATTAAACAGCAGAGTGATACGTTAGAGGAGATAATAAAGGACGCACCCAAGGGGTTAGGGAGTTCTGCACAATTAGATACTGCCGAAATTAAAAAATATGAAAAAACAGTTGGTAGACTATATAAAGGTAGAACTGATTGGAAGGAATTGGTAGATAGGGCTAAAAAACTAAAAATAGAAAATCAGAAAAGGCGCAAAAAACTGTTTGCCGAAGAACGATCAATGAAAGGTATACAGTGGAAAGATAAACAGGTTGAGAATTTTATTAAAAATAAAAGTTCTGTCATTAATAAATGGTATGATGACCAAGAGGCAACGATTTATGATAAGGGCGCTGACCTTACAGAATTAGAGACAATAGAGAAAGAGAAACGACTATACGACTCAATAAGCGTTGGAGATTTGATGAAAATATTTAAATCCAAACCAGGAGGACAAAAAGGTGGAGCTACTGCTTTTATAGATATACCCATCAGCACCAGAGGCGATAATCCAATGCTAACCCAAGATGAAATTAATAATATTATTGACAAAAAAGAGTCATTGCCGGATATTGATCTAATATCAAAATTAAATGAAAAAATTTTGCATAGAGTCAACTCTACTACAGAAGTCTACAAAGGTGAAACAAAGGAACAGGTGACAATGCAAGAAGAACAAAATAAGGAACAAAGTGAAAATATTGCAAAGTATATAAGCGAAAATTGGCAACGGTCTTTAGTTACCCTAGATGATGGTCGCAGCGGTAAAAAATATGTTATAAGATATGAAGAAAAAAAGGCAAAGCCTACTCTTTTAACACGTATTTTCAGACTTATAATGAATCTCCCCTGGCTATTGAAAGATATGATATGCACACTATGTGAGTGGTGTGGTCTAAAAAATCCTAAGGGTTTAGCAATTATATTCTTGATTGAAGTGGTAATAATAACATTATACTTTATTTTACCCTTAGTGCCAAGGTTCTTATATACTCATTCAGTTACAAAGCATGATGATTTGTTGGAGTCCCAGAATAGTGAAGCAGCCGATAAAGCTATGATAGCCAAGGATAAAGAACTAGAAGGGTTAGTTGAAGGGATGTCTATTGATTGGCAAAAGGTGTTATCAAAGGGATTATACAAACCAAATATGGAGGCAGTATTAAGGAAATATTTATTAGAACGAGGCTATCAATCTGCTCATGAGGCCAAATCTGGATTTCTGAATAATTTGCAGAAAAGGATATTTAAAGAACCATTATCTTTAGAGGCGGCTATTACCTATGTTCAAACAAATGGCCCTTTAATCATATCATTAAGGAATCAGATTAAAATGATGAGCGCGGCCCGTTTTGACGATGATAAAACGAAAAAAGACAAAGATAACATACTTAAGACGAAAGTTCTTCTTGATAATCCTGTATATACGGATAAAAAGACAACAATCAGTCAGTACAAAGACATCGGTAACGCAGTTGGTTCTTTTAATTATAATTATGCTGTTTCAGCATGGTTTTTTATACATGAACAGCCTCCTAGTAACCGTAAAGCAAATACAAAATTTACAAGCATATTAAATTATTCTAATAAACCAAATATTTTATTTAATGTTGAAAAGAATACTTTACGCGTTACAATGGATGATAGTCTTGATAAACAACGGATAATATACGAAACTGAAGATTTTCCACTTCAAAAATGGAACAATGTGGTAATTAATTATACTGGAGGAACTTTAGATATATTTATAAATACAAAATTAGTTTCTTCAACAAGTAGTATCGTACCTTTCATGAATTATGATGCTATAACTGTTGGGTCAGATAAAGGAGTGAGTGGGGGAGTCTGTAATGTTACGTATTTTGCAGATCCTCTCTCTTTATCAAAGATTAAACTATTTTATAAAAGTCTAAAATCTCGAAATCCTCCAATTGTTTAGTAAAAAATTTCTTGTTCTATATTATACTATGGATACGAAACAGATTATAACTGGTATCGTGATTGTACTCGTAATTTACTTGTTGTACCTCTGGTTCTTCGGCGATGGGACACGAACTTACCTTATGGGGATGCATCACGCTAATAAGCAACACATCATTGCTTCCTCGCATCTACCAAAAGGCGGAACATCAGACTATACCTACTCCATCTGGTTATACATCAACAACTGGAACTACCGAGTTGGTGAGAAAAAAGATATATTCGCCAGATATGGGCGGGATGATAAATTGCCAGCTCCGGTTGTAAGTTTAGGCGCAAATATGAATAATGTAGAAGTTTCTTTAGGAACATGGCCAGGTCATGGCGCATCTGGTAGTTCCGATTCGTCGGGGACTCAACAAACTGGCGTACACACCTGTACTTTAGATAATGTTCCCCTACAGGCATGGGCTAATGTTATCATGACATTAAACAACAGATCACTTGACTTATATTTAGATGGAAAATTAGTCAGAACTTGTGTACTTCCCGGAGTTCCAGTTCAGGAAAGCGGAGCACCTTTAGTTGTATGTGGTCACGGCCCGAACGGGGGCGCCGCAGGTTTTGAAGGTTTTATTTCTAACTTCCAATATTTTGCTCGTGCTGTAAACCCACGGGAAGCTTATGCTATTTACAGAGAAGGACCGGGCGGAAGCAACTGGTTGACGAACCTCATTAATAAATACAGAATTAAGATCGCTTTTATGAAGAATAATCACGAAGTGAACAGTTTTGAAATCTAAAAATATATACTATAATATATAGATATGAGTACAACACAAAGTTGGAAAAACTGGTTTAGCGAACAACGAACAAATGCATCTAATAGTTCAGTAGGACGAGCTACAAGCGATCTGTTCACCAGTAACAGTTTGTGGGCAAAGGTGGTATTTCTTATTTTAGTAGTAATTGTTTTTATCCTTGTTTTAAGAGCATGTGTTAGTATATTAACCTGGATGTTTACCCCAACATCCAGTCCACATTTAACAAGAGGAATGAAAAACGCTAAGAAAATGCTTATAATTCCACAGGATCCGAAAAATGATCACTCCATCCCAGTAATGAGATCTGTAAATCAACGGGCGGGCCTAGAGTTTACTTGGACCGTGTGGCTGTACATTGATGATCTTGTGTATAAGAACGGTATGCGAAGACATATTTTCCATAAAGGATCAAAAAGTCTCAATTCTGAGGCCATGGCGTTCCCGAACAACGGCCCGGGTCTTTATATTCATCCAACCCGCAATACCTTTATCATTGTAATGAATACTTTCAAGAACATCGTTGAGGAAGTTGAAGTGAATGACATACCATTACATAAATGGATAAACGTTGCTATTCGCCAGAAGGGAAGAATTATGGATGTATTTATCAATGGTGAAGTGGCATTGCGACACGTCTTTAATAGCGTACCAAAACAAAACTACGGTGATGTCTTTATTAATATGAATGGAGGCTTTTCAGGAAATCTATCAGATTTATGGTATCATGATTATGCTCTAAGTGGGACTGAAATAATGCAAATTGTTAGAGATGGTCCGGATCTCTCCACTATGGAAAAGAAATGGGCTCTACCGCCATACTTTGCTCTACAGTGGTATTTTGAGAACTCAAATGCTCCATATCAGGGTGCACCGACGTGGCCGACAGATTCTAATTAGCTGAATAATTTTATTTATAGAAAATAGAATTATTGACGAAGAGAGGGATTAATACAAATATCCATAGTTGGAAAAATCTTTTTTGATTCACATTGATCACGAGAATTTACTTTAATGCAAGAACGATAACCTCTATCTGTTCCAATATAACAGTATCCGGGTTTATGTCTCTCTTGGATATCATCATCTTCTTTACTTTCAGTATATCCTGGTTCGTGCTCGGGATATTTATTAATTCCTGAAATATGCCTACTGGCTATACCTTTCTTAATACCGGCGTCACGAGCATCCCATAAATCTCTCCTTTTTAAATCTAATTCCCGAGATAAAACGCTCCCAGCATCTTTTACAGCTCCGGCGGCTACATCAACGCCCAAATCTAATCCTGTTACTGTTGTGTCCACTAAATCTTTAGCTTTATCTGGTAGTTTTCCTGTAATTTTTTGAACAATCCACCCTAGATAATCAGTGCCTTCGGCTAAATAAGAAAACAGATTGATCCCCAATACGGCCAATAATATCACAACCAAGATAACAGTAACAATATACGTTGTATTTGTGCCATCAGATGATGATGTTTTTGGTGTGGATAATTTCGGGGCCGATAATGGTTTACTAACAGACGGTGCTGGTTGTGTGTACGTGCTGACTGGTCGCAGTACGCTATTTGAAATGCTATTTGATGTACTGCTTAATGAGTTAGGAGAACCTGTAATTGCGTCGTCCATATACAAAATACCAATATTAAATTATTTAGATAATATATATAAATGTCACATACACGTAAAAAAAGGACACGGTGCCCGAATGGTTTTAGAAAGGTCAAGGGCATTGGATGTATGCCTAAGGGTACCAAACAAATAAAGAAGAAAAGAAGAACCCGATGTCCTAATGGCCAAAGAAAAAATCCAAAAACTGGGAAATGTGTGTCAAAGACTGTAAAAAGAAAGGTCATACGATTACCTAAAACAATGAAAAGAAGGGTAGTAGTAAAGGTTAAAAAGAAAAGAAAACGTTGTCCCAATGGTATGAGAAGGAATCCTAAAACGGGTGAGTGCGAATTTAAAACAATGCGTAAAACAAAAGAAGAGACAAAAGATATTATTCCTGATAATACTCCATCTACAAATAAATCACTACGTGCAAACATAGCTAATTTCGGTTTATATTCTCCTTCAATTAATAAGATGCTTGTCTCATTAAAAACAAAATCTCCAGTGGGTGTCAAAGGTGCAGATTGTAGTAGCGAATTAGTCAATGTTACTCTTAAAAATGGGAAAAAAAGGTGTTTAGGGTGGAATAGTAAAGCGGCTCAAAAAATAATGCTCGGTAATCTGCGTTCAAAGAAACCAATAACCTGTTCTACGGTAACCGCACCAAAACAGGCTCAATCAAACTGCTGGTTTAACGCCTTCTTTATGACATTTTTTATTAGCGATATGGGGAGAAAATTTAATCGGTGGCTACGCGAAGCGATGATAACTGGGAAGCTAGCCGACGGTCGTGTTATTGCGAAAAAATTACGCAAGCCTCTTTTTGCCCTGAATAAATATATTAATGCTAGTTTACGAAGTTCGTATGATGATACAAATTTCGCCGATCTAATGGATACCAATTATATTATCAAAAATATATATTCGGCTATTGGAAGAAGAATTAATAGAGCTGAAAATGAAACAATAATAGCACCTGTAGACTCCGCATCAAATCCACTTACATTTTATAAAGGCTTGTATCAAACATTGGGAGGGGATTTAATGCATTGGATAACTATTTCTATTAGCAATCCGTCGGTAAAAATATTATCAGATATACAGAATGAATTTAAAAAATACGATAAGGAAGCCTTTGCTAAAGTAATATATTTAGAAATTTATGATAATGCGTCCAAAACATTTCATAAACCAAAGAAATTTGTTATAAAAAGACGTGAATCTGATGGCCTTTATTCTTTCACATATACATTAGATTCTGCAGTTTTAAGGAATACCTCAAAGATTCATTTTTCAGCGTATATAACTTGCAATGGGAAAGATTATGGATTTGATGGAGAAAGCTTTAGTAGGATGCAGTCATTCAAATGGAAATCAAAATTAAATTTGAACTCAAAATGGCGCTTTGCAGAACAATATGAAACCTATTTTAATTTTACGAAAGGGTATCAATTATTAGTATATTATCTAACGGATAAAAGACGAATTTCTGAGTAATATTATTCAAACTATTTAAAATTAGATATTGAATAATAGTATGTGTAAACAATATGAAACTAATGAATTAACAAGAAATTTGGGAAGTTGTCACAACTGCATGATCAATTGTTTGAATACCGGTGTAAAAAGATTTTTCATCCCACTTGTCTTTCTATTCCCTATTACACTCGCACCTCAATTTGCTGGAATATTCAATTATATATACTTTCCTATTGTTTCCGGTTCTGCTGGGTTTATCATGTTTTGGAATTTTCCATTTTTGGTGTATATGACAGCGTCAAAACCTCTTTATTATGAAGATTTATTTATTGATGAAGGAAAATTACCAAACTATAATATCAATCAGTCCATTAAAGAGAAATTCCAATGTATTCTATTATGGGTTTTAATATTTACGAATAGCATACTTGTAGCGGCCCTATCCGATTATTGGTTATATAAAACAGAGAATCATGATGATCCATTACAGGTTATAGGAATTACGGGCGGTATTATAAAAATTTTCCAAATAATAAATAATACAATAGGACGCGGTATGTTAAAAATAATTAAAAGAGAAATTGTAACAGAAAACCATAAGTTTGAAGAACGGGAGAGAATGAGTATAGCAAATATCGTACAGCTAAAAGAAATTAACGAAACGCAAAGATCAATAGAACTTACTGAACGAAACAAAAATATTATTATTTCCGTTAAGGAAAAATCTTAAGTATTTCTTAAACCAATCTAAAGATTTTCCCGTATAGAAAGTCATAATGCATCCACTATTGTACATACTTTTGGTTCATTTACTTGTGTTCGGACAGGATTTTAATTCCTTCAAAAACTGGACAAATAAATATAATAAAGTTTATTCTGATGGCGCCAACATCACTCAAGAATTTTTGAATTGGAGAGAAAATACAAAATATGTAAATGAGCATAATAGGAATCATGAAGATTTTAAATTAGAGGTTAATGCATTTGGTGATATTCGTCAAGATTGGGCAATGCGGAGAGGCCATAATAAGCATATGAAAAAATTCATCTTTGAGATACCTTTAGAAAAAAGACCACTATTAGGCGTACCAAAAGCGGTTGATTGGCGCAACAAACACATTGTAACTGGTGTTAAAAATCAACAACAATGTGGTTCATGTTGGGCCTTCTCTGCTGTTGGTTCCATGGAAGGAGCTCATGCGCGAAAAACGGGAAATCTAGTATCACTCAGTGAGTCACAAATTGTAGATTGTGATGTTAACGGCACAGATCAAGGATGCAATGGCGGCTTAATGGATGGAGCATTTCAATATGTTATTGAACAGGGTGGAATTGAAAGTGAGAAGGAATATCCTTATGATCCTGAAAACGATCCTTGTACATTCAATAAAAATAAAATCAAAGCAACTTTTTCTGGATATAAAGATGTTACAGGAGGCGAAACAGGGTTGAAAGAAGCAGTCTCGCACATTGGGCCTATTGCTGTGGGAATTGATGCGTCTCATCCTTCATTCCAGTTCTACAAAAATGGTGTTTATTATGAACCCGATTGTTCATCATCCCAACTGGATCATGGCGTATTGGTAGTTGGTTATAATACGACAAGCAATGGGACTGATTACTGGATTGTAAAAAACAGTTGGGGTGAAACTTGGGGACAAGATGGTTATATTTATATGGCCAGGAATAGAAATAATAATTGTGGAATTGCAACACAACCATCCTATCCAGTGGTATAGTTAGATAATATGATATTTAATAAATATTATATCATCATTCTTCTTTCCATGTTAATCCAACGAAACTGGGACTGGTTTGTGCCTTTTTCAATATCCAATTTGGGTTTTTCTCTAATTCGCGTACTTCGTTATTAGTCAGTTTTACCCATGCCCATTTTACCATCCTTTTTATTGTTTTATCCGTATTATATTCCGGTAGCAGGAAAGCGCCATTAGATGGTGGATAGTCTATAGTTAGTTGTGGAATATATCCATAATCGGTATAAAATTTATACGCGGTCGTTAGACCAGGATAGGTAGCGCGAGCTACTAAGTCAGTAATGGGATTTTTTTCAAGGTCGCGTTTACCAAATCCTTTAAAATGAATGAAATTTCGGCTATATTTCTCTCCAAGTTCTTCGCGAATTCCTCTTAATACGGCACTATTTCTTATATCTAGAGGAGTACAACCATATAATAGGCGGCTTTCACATTGTTTATCTTTGTTCTCTATTTTCTCTAGCATACCTACTTTATATCTAACTTTTTCCAAATTTTTGATATTTTCATCCTCGGTATCTGCACTAGGCGTGGGTACCCATGGGAGTGTTGGCTTTTCTCCCGTTGGCGGTTTATATTGTGCGATCTCCATAAGCACATACTCCTTATTTTCACCGCTAAATATTTGTACGGCAACCGACTCCGTTTGTCTTTGTAACTTTCCTTTTATTTCTTTCAATATGCTCTCACCATTTTTGATTTCCTTGTATAATTGTTCAACCGTTTTGGCTCGGCCATTACCAGTCCATTCGGCAATAGGTATATTCTTACTACTTAGAAGAGTTCTTAATTGTGTAACATCGTTTGTTTCCGCCCACTTCGCATCGTAAATATCTCTATTACCGCCTCGTTTTCTTGTATATCTTCTTGTACTATACATTTTCTTCCGTCTTCTTTTATTAGTTCGTCTTTTCCTTTTATATTTTTTTGTACGTTGTCTTTGTTTTCTTCTTTTACCATATCTTCTTTTACGTTTCGTTTTACGCCGCACCATTATCTTAGATATATATAGTTAAGATAATACTATTGCTCAGTAAATTGGTTGATGCACTCAAAAATCTTGGCAGATTCATTAATGGCAAAAGCGCCCCTCTTTTGAGCTACGCCTAAAAATCCAACTAGTACATTTAAAGCAGTGTTAGTGTCCACAATATCAATTTCAACAAGATTCATTTGCATCTTCATGCCCGTAGGAAGTTCAGAACTATTATTCGCATTCTCTGTTGTGTCTTCGCATACATTATTTTCACATTGAGATGGATCGCATCCCTCTTTACTACAGTTCCCATCTACCATATTATCACATTTGGTCTTATCACAATTAGACTCTTTGTCAGTTACAGACATATTAACATTTGTTTCACTCATTATAATCATATTATCTTAATTGGTTTAAGTTGGTTTTCAGCTAATTATTTATATTTAATTATAGTATTCATACTATTCATTTTCTCTAATTTTGCTATAGTTTTTTCTAGATTATTATTTTTACCTGTGAAACTATTGTTAAAAAGATAATCTGTGGCCGGTTTCTTCTCATTTCTCTTTATTTCCTTATAGAGTAAATGGATTTTATCTTTGACTGTTTTAATTTTGGCTTCTTCGCTATATATAGGTATATGAATATTAACCGTCTCTGTGACTAATGAAATTGCTGTATAAATTATAAAACGTCTCTTTCGTTTACACCCTGTTTTATATCTAATTGAAAAAAGATTTATTAATGCAGTTGTTATTTTCACAATAGTATCATCTTTTTTGGCAGTATCAAGAAGAATTTCCCATATAATCCAAATCATATCAGTTGAAAATTTTGAGTCCACTGGTGCAAAATAACGATTCGCGGCTACTAAATCATGTTTTTTATCTTTTTTACAGATAGTTTCAAATTCCAAGATCCATTCTAACCAGGAACAAGCCTCGCGTGAACTATGTGTTTTTTTAACATGATATGCAAATTCATTTAGTGCAATGAATAACTCTTTAGGGTCATCCTTTTTAAAAACTGATTTGGCATAATACACATTATCAGCCTTTAGCTTTTCAGTCATATTTGACATTATAAAGCAATTTTTATCAATCTTAATCTGTGTTAGATTATGTTTTTTTGGGGACAAACATAGAATACATATAATTTCTGCAAATAAAATACGAATTTTAGGATTATTTCTTAATTTTAATTCATTTCCTACATATCCATTCTGTATAATATCTTTAAAGTTCGTAAATCGCAACTCTAGATATAGCGGTAATCTGGGATTCCCCAAGTGAATATATTTACTTGCAAATGTTAATATAATATCCCATAACTCAAGAAAATGGCCTGCGCAAATATATTCTATACTCCAATGGCACGCGGGTTCTATACTTGCATTAACAAGCGCCTTTAGTAATTGTTTTTTAATTTCGGATTTCTTATAGTTTGAAAAAGTAATACCTTTAAAATCTTTGATCCCTCTTATATCATTTATTTCAAAATCCCCCATTAAATACTTTTAATATAAAAAATATCATAATAATACATATAAATGGCAAAAGGTTTCATCAAAACATTATATAATTCATCGCGATGGTGTAAACTTGTTATATTATTGACTATTATTATTGCATATTATTTGATATACAAAACCCCCGTTACAAGGGAGGGATTTATACAACAACAAAAATTTCTAATAAAACAGGGCACTGATATTTATGATCCTTTCTATGCCAGTGTTTATGATGATCTTATATTTGATAAGGTAAAGAATGAATATGAAATTGGAAAAATTATTCAGGCAACTCGTCCAACTAATCAAAGTTTGATATTGGATATAGGTTCTGGTACAGGTGATCACGTAGCTTCCTTTGTATCCAAAGGATTTAATGCTATTGGTCTTGATATATCGCCTCCTATGGTGGCCATAGCTAGAGAAAAATATCCAAATCTTGATTTTTCTGTTGGAAACGCGACTGAAGTGATGTTATATCCGGCCCATACTTTCACACACATCACTTGTTTATATTTTACTATTTATGACATCAACAATAAATTCTTGTTCTTCAGAAATTGTTACGAATGGCTCCAACCTGGAGGGTATCTTACATTACACTTAGTAGATAGAGATTCTATTGATCCGCTATTAACTAATAATAAATATCCCTTATTGCTATCAGATGCAAATAAGGTAAAAATAGGCGACGCCACATCATATGTCAGATTCAATAATTTTAAATATAAATCAAAATTTAATTTAGACAAGGACTTTGCAACATTTGATGAAGTTTTTACAGATCCTAATGGAAAGGTCAGAAAAAACATTCATCATCTGTATATGCCATCACAACAGAAAATTATACAGCTAGCCCAGGATGTTGGATTTGTACTTGAAGGAAAAATTGACCTTTTACCTGTCAACTATGGTAATCAATACATTTATATATTTTACAAACCAGATTAATCAAGATATTTTTTAACTGTTTCATAAACCCAAAAATTAACTGCATTTACAATACAAGCGCGAGTTGCGCATAATGAGAAACCTTTCCATAGATTCTTTTGTTTTATAGCATCTATCATAGAGATATTTTGTGCCAGTTGTCTATTTTTAATAACATCTAATGGATAAGTTACAGTCCAGTTAGATAATCCAGCTAAGGCCCCTGCTAGTAAAGGGTTATAATTTTTATTTTTTAGATTGAAATAAGTACCGAAATATATACTCATTGCAATGGTTTCTCTATTTAAAGTTGCTAACTTTCCAGGTGTAGTCCAAAAATGATTCAGTCTTAACTTTTGAGATGTCTGTAATTTTATTTTCCCTATATCAAATAAATAGACTAATGGTGTCACGATTGTTCCTGATATAAAACCTGACGCAAAACTGTTGTTTGTATACTCAATAGTTCGTTCATACATCGGAAATACTGTACAATTAAACAACATTGCAGCAACCAATGGAAATTTCCAACCCCTATAATAACTGGATATTGGAAGCCCTATCCATGGCCTTTTATTTTGTATTAATACTTTTGCAGTGTCAAAAGGATGACCAACTCCTACTTGACTTAATCCTACTGATGCTCCCGCTATGATATCTTTCATTGCTATAACAATAAAAGATAATTGTATATTAATTTTTATATGTTTTATAAATGTGTATGTAACATAACTCATGATAAGCGATAACACCCAATACAAAATATCAACGCCCGTATAGTTATATACTTTGCCCTATCGCCGAAGAATATATTTGTGTTATATTTCAAATATAAGTATCCATTTAAATATTATGTTACGGCAGTTTTTTTATAGCATTATAACATCTATAATTTTACTTTTCATTATCATAAAGCTTCGGTATAGATTTTGGGCATCACAACCTGTATTTCACACCTATAATCTTTGGTATTGGTTGGTACCTCCGGGAATCATTCAACATAATGTTCCTGAAAAGACTAAATTCTTTGATCCTTTAATAGATGTAATGCGACCCCATAATATTTCTACCGAAAAAAAGGCACTAATATTTAGTTTTCTGAAAATGCACTATGAATATTTGAAAAAAATAGCATATAATCCAAGTAAAGGTAGTATTATAACTTTATTGAAAGGTAATTCATATATATCTCTCCGATATAGCTCCTATAAAAAGAATATCATCGCATGTCTTACAAGCCGCCCACTAGAATGCAATATAAGGAACCAAACACTTACCGTCTCTTATTTTGATTTTCTTTGCGTACATCCCAAATACCGTAAAAAGGGAGCGGCGGCCAAACTACTTTATACTCATTATCAAAGCACGCGCGCCCTAGGAAATCAACCAGTATTCGTATTTAAACGAACAGGGTCATGTGGAATTAATACCCCTATTACATTATTTAAAACGTATATTGTGGATTCAAAACCATATGAAAGAGTGAATCTTCAGTTACCTAGTAGTATTTCAACTCATATTATACAAGCATACAATTGTGAATTATTAATACATTTCTTAAGAGAAGTGAGAATGAATTTTGATTGTGTGATAAAACCAAAAACAGTTCATTTAGTAGATAATATTAGTAATGGATATATTATACCCACAGTAATACTTGATAATCAAACTGTTGTCTGTGTAACACTGTTCAAAAATCCCCAGATATATATAGATGATAATCTGGTATTGGAATGTATAGGTTCTTATTGTAGAAGAGGTTATGAAAAATATTTCAAAAGTTCCTTTACAAATAGTATTGTGTTATTGAAGAAAAAATTTAATTTTTCATATATTAAAATTGAAAATATATCTCATAATTATCATCTTATTAAGAAGATTCTTAAGATAAGTATTCCTAAATGGATATTATCTCAAGGATATTATTTTTATAACTTTGCATATAGGCCATTTTTCTCTCCAAATGTATTTATTATTCAATAATTATCTTTTGTATTTCCCTGAACGGGAGAAACTATCTACCACGAAGATGACAAAAACTCCTAAAAACATATATAATACCAATTCTTCTGTAACACTGCCCGTTTTTTCATCATGTTGTTCTTCTAACATGTGTACCACGTAATTTAACTTTTTCATTAATTCATCCTGAGATCCACTTTGTAAATTACTACTATCTAATAGTTGCGAGTAGTAAGGAATGTTTTGCGTCGTTCCGGTATAGGATGGTACATACTGGTTGTAATACTGTTGTTGATTTTCTTGGTTAGCATGATAGTTTTTGGTCTGTTCCAAACCTTCTTTTAACAAGCCCTCACTTTGGTAATCTTCGCCAATGCTAAATTCCTCATGTGATGCGGCAGCCATCTGGGGATTTTCATCGCCAGAGAGATTTGCTCCGCTTTGAGAAATTTCTTGGAACCCTTCCTTTGTTGGTAGCGAATTTAGGAAATTGGTTACCTTTGGGCTTTCTTTCCTACGTTTTTTATATGTCTTCCTCTTGTTGGTTCTTTTTTCACAAAAGGAAGTATCCGTCTTTTCATTTTTTCCAGATTCAAAAAGTGAATATGCTAAAGACATTACTTATAAAGAAAAGAGAGATTATTTTCCTAATACTTTCATAAAAAATATCCCTCTATTTATATAAATGAAAGGTATCACAGAACTAGCATTGGGGGCAATTTTGCTCGTACTTGTATATGACAAACCAACGGCTCTTACGGAGTTTGCAAATAGTATTTTAGGAAAAGTTATATTAATTATGATGGTAGCATGTATTGCAAAGGCAAGGGGTATAACTTCTGGTCTTTTGGCAGCATTGATAATGATGTTGTTAATGCATACCTCTATTGAAGGACTAGCGAATAGTAATGAAGGAGATAATCCAACTTGTACCCCAAAAAGAGATTCAAAGCCGATAAATTGTAAAGATAAGGAAGGCCCTAATGGCCCATCATGTGGAGTAGCACGCACGAAATGCGGAGCAAACGGTGAATGCATGGTTGAAGTTTATCCAGCAGCGGGAGCTTCAAATGCTGCACCTAGTCTTGAAGTAGATGTCGCGAGTAAAGATGTTGAAACCTTTGATGTAAGGCTTCATGAAGGCATTAATAATATGAATTCAAATCGCGCAACTATTGAAGGTATGAAGTTCCAGAACGGATTTACTGGTAATAGGGAAGCTTTTCAGGGATTTATCTAATTTTTTTACGTGGTTAATATAATATGCCAAAATCTGTAGAATATTGTACTGATTGTTTTCTAAAAGGGTTTAATATTTGGTTAGGTTATATACTTTGTCTTGGAGTAATAGTATTTTGTTTATCTGTAGGTTATAGTCAAAAGGAGTCCTTTGCTCCTTTCCGTAGAAGAAAAAATAGACTACAGAGAAGGTTGCGGCGGTGGAGACGACCATACATTAAGCGGCTACAACTCTTCGCTCAACGGCTACGAAGACGTTTGTTTTAAAATTATTTCTCTTAATATAGTAATGATTACTAAATTAAGTTTTAACAAAATGATGCATAGTATAAATAATAGTAAGTTTTTTGCTGGTCTAGTAATGATAATGTTAAATATAGGTTCAAAGTATATTACTATTAAATTAAGCAAATCGCAATTGGCGTATCTTGAAGGGACAATTGCCAGACAAATACTAATTTTTTCAATTATCTGGATGGGAACTAGAGATTTATTAATTTCTTTGGGAATGACTGCAGTTTTTGTAGTATTAACTGATCATCTATTCAATGAAAAAAGTGACTATTGCGTTCTACCCTATCATCTAAGATCGTATGAAGATGCTGTTGGTGAGGAGGATAAAGTAACGCCGGAAGAAATTAAGAATGCTAAAGAAGTTTTAGAACGGGCCAGAAAAAAAGAACTTAAGATGAATCATCTGCGCCAAATAGAAAATTTTAAATCAAGATTTGTATATTAATATATCTAATTTATATATATATTAATGTCGTTATTCTATCCTAGTAATAACTATAAACGTGATAATAATGTATGTAAATTTATGTTGTTGGCCTTTAGTGAATTCTTAAAGGGCGTGGCAACCGAAGAAGATGATGCTGGTGATACATACTACGTTACAGCGACGATGAAGGCGCTGTGGCAAGGCACAGATCAAGCCGGTCCGACAGCTTTGACAAAACCACAACGCATCGAACTCCTGCAGTCTATTACAAATTATAAGAAGACCCCCGTCCCGGGATGGGTCGCGACAGCCAATGGGGCCTCTTCCCCACCACGAGCCAGCAGGAGGGCGGACACGAATCATGACGACGATGACAAATTGTATTATGTCCTAAAACAGGCAAAAATGTTTAAAGCAGTAGCAGCCGACACTCCCAGTGCCCTGGAAAACCAAGCCATTCAAGATCAATCGCGACCTGAGGAATACAATTTAGCTCTTTTGCCGTATAATCTTAAAACTGCCTCAGATTCTAGTTGCCCAAATGCATTAGCAGTGTGTATTCTTGATCTATCCATGCAAAAAGGGCTTGACTTTCCTATATATTCTCAAAATGATAATAATATATGCATGAATGTTATTTTACCCTTTATGATTGTAATCCGAAGTTGTCGTAAATATAGTAAGACAATATATGCGGGCTTGAAAAAGAGTCTTCCGATGGAAGGTATGTCTTGCACACCCACGCCCGACGGCGGTGCTAATTGTACAGCTGTTATTGCGCTCAATTCTAATGGATTAACGGACGACAATGATAAGATATGTGACCCGCGCTTTGGTAGTGAATGGGCGGAAAATGACGAATTACAAAAGGCTTTAACACATGTGGCGATAATAAATACCGGGCCATCTCAACAAAGATCTGCAAATGCTTGGTTACTAAGCTCCTTGCTTGGCCAGGTAACGGGATCTATAGAATACTTTAGTTCGCCAACACAATCTATAATCAGTTATGCTTCACTTGTGGGAGGAGGAGGCGGCAATGCAGTACCTCAGGGAATTTTGGAAAGCGGTACAGATTTGCAGTGTAATGCCGAGTGCGATATGATTACCGAACTTTTGAAAGATCTTACCACCGATGCTAATCCTGCTAATGCCTTGAAGAGTGCTCTTTTTGGAACGCTAAAATGTACACAAAGGACAGATGGGAAAAGTATCAGTCAGGTCAAAATGTTGATGGAAGATTATAAGCCAGAAAATACCAGTATTATGATTGGTACAGATTTTGAAGGACAGGCAAAAGTATTTACTTTAAAAAGTAATGGGAAGGCAGGATATAAAACTAAATTATTCCAAAATCTGGCGAATATGGTGCCAGGGATGAACGACGCTATGGGACAAGGTAAAACTGCGGAAGAATTCTTGATAGAGCAGAAAATGTATAATCCAGACACTGATTCAATAACCCTAGCAGGAGTAAGTATATATAAAGGACCTCCTTTAACTATCGACAAGACAATATGGGGTCAACTTCGCGAGCTTGATGATTTTCCCAAGGACGGGCTGAAGGGTTTAGTTCACGAGTCCGTTGCAGATGAGCCCAACCCAGAAAAAACAGCGGCGAAAGTCTGGATTGTTAGAATCTTAGATAGAGTTTCTAAAAAATGGGGGATTCCTGCACAAATTATTAAAAGTGTTGCGGAAGCTGGAACGAACTATCTTGGATCAGGGTGTTCATCAGGCTGGTCTCCGTATTCTGCATCACATGCAATATCAATACTAGAAATACCACAAAAAATGGCTGAGACAGACGAAATTAAAAGTGTTTTTTATTCAACTGGCTTTGGTTATTGGGGAATCGCAGAGCATGCTGCCGAAGCCATGGAGGTGCAGGCGGGGGGTGGCATAAAAGACACTCTGAAATCAATATGGGGGAAGTTGACAAAAGCCCCCGCAGAAAGGTTTGCAGCAGCCATAAGTTCAGTATTCAAAATTGCCCCAATCCCAGTGAGACATGCAACGCATCAAAATTTACTAGGAGCTTGGTATACCCCCGATTTACCTCTAATTGGAAAAATTAATCTCACAAGGGCCAGGTTACTGAGACAAGGGGATAAGACCAAACAAATGAAGGGGAATGTTCTAGATAGGGATTATATTGAGGTAATAGGTTTTTTTAATCTCCCTGCACAAACAAAAACCGACTTGACGGAGATGTTGAGAGTGCAAGAATTGACATATATTGGAACTGGTAATTTTGATATCCAGATTCCAAGGGGATCCTCCGGGAACTATACATTTTCTCTAGGTATAGATACAAATTTATTAGGAGGACAACGTTATTCTACAATTTCCAATTCTTGTACACGAGATTCTAACTGTTCTGCATATACGCAAGAATTATTTCAATCCCTAGTAAACTGTACAGCATCTAAAACAATAGGTGTATCTACTCCAACTCTTTGTGTTCCAACTGCAAATGGAAAAGAGTACGAAATTTTATCTCTTCCCGCTCCGCCTGCCGGTTCAGATATATATTCAAAACTAACAAGTGGCGAACTATATTGTGGTGATCCTACTGATCCCCGAAGTGGACATGGCCGAGACTTGTTTACACAGGAGAACGTACAAACGTGGATAAATAGGGTTCGCCAAGATGGGGAGAGCGCGACGACGGATACCCCATCATGGACAACTCGTTTATGGACGCTCCTGCGGAATGATCCTGGATATTTTCAAGAAGACTTTCAAGATGAAGCCGAGAGAGAGAGGTTAGAGCAGATAGCAAATGACAATGGCGGCGTTGTACCGCTGGACAATGACCCAGCGGCCGCGCTGCCGCTCGGGGAAGACGAGGAGATGGCGTCCCCGAGATGTGCGGCGATTCAACAGGGTGGAGCCTTTCCGGAATTACCAATTCAATGTGAGGCGACGAAAGAGGATGCACAAGGGAATATGCCACCAGCTAAACCTTGGAAAAAAACATTAGAAAATCAATTTCCTAGTTGTGGTAAGGACACAAATGATATTGAAATAGCAATAATATTTGTCCTAACTATTATGGCGGGAGCACATCGTCCGCGGATTATGGATGGGTTTACTGCTCAGGAATGGGGAATGACTGAAAAAGATTTTGGGCAACTCGTTGACATGTTGCAAACAAAAAGTGATGGGACGGAGTTATTTTGGAAGATCTATGATGAACTACTTAAAAATAAAAGCCAGTTTGCCGAAGATTTGGGAGATCCTCATCAGGCGACAGAACAAATTTGGAATAGCATAAGAAAAATAGAAAACGACGGAAAAAAGGAAGCAGAAGAAAATTATATAGCGGACGAGAAGCGCTTGCAAAAGGGCCGATGGATTCGCTCGGCGTGTCCGGAGGATTATGTGCCCGTGGCTTCCATCTATAATAATACATGTAAATGTGAAACTGAGGGTGGTTGTGACAATCCAGCGGGATCATATGGTAAAATAATACCGCGGAGGTTAGAAAGACTGCAGGCGGACGAGCCTGGACCACTGTCTTTTGATGCCGCTGGTAACTTGATAGACGAGCAAGGTGGAGGGAAAAGAAAAAAACGGCAGACAAAGCGCAGGACAAAGCGCAGGACAAAGCGCAGGACAAAGCGTCGGAGGAAGAAGGGTAAGAAAAGGACAAGAAGGCGTAGGAGATAACTACTTGTCTTTATCTAATTGACTTTCTAATTTTTCTAATCTTTCTGTTAGAACTTCTATATCCTTAATTAAAAGTTTTTCTCTTTCCACTTCAGGATAATCTTCATCATACCACCAATAGTATACTCCTCGTATACCATTATATCCTAGTTTTACGACATTTACGCTTAAATCCACTGCTTCATATAGTAAATATCCTAATACCATTTATATAAAATAAATATAATATATAAATGGCATTTGTTATACCAGATTTTAAAAATAGCGATCTAGTAACTTTTTATATTAGAAAAGAATTTTCAGATTATCCCAGAATAATATCGCATTATGTTGATAGACATGATCCTTATGCGTTATTATATTATATTAATGAATATATGAATACTAAAGTTTCCACGCGGAGGCCCGATACACCAGCTGTATTGATTATGAGTAAACCGCCTACTGATTATACCCCTCTATATTAATAGTTACACAGCTGGCTAGGTAAGATGTATGATACGTTTAGAGCAAGCTATATATGTAAAAAAAAGCAATGTAAAGTTTTTGAAATATTTTCGACGGGATTTTTTAAAATGGACATCGATGTAGCTTGTCCATTTTAATATTTATGCTCTCTAGTTTAATCAAAAAATGACACATCCTTCAACATTGTAAACAATTCTTGTATTTTTTTTGAAAAAGTTGCCTACAAGCATTTTTTTCGTTCTTATTTCGAGCAACTTTTTAGTTACCATCGAAAGTTGCTCAAAAGTTGCTCGGTATTTTAGTAATATTATTTATTACTGAAAAGCATAAGGCATTTTTTAATTACCATAGTCATTTTGTTACGATAAAAAAAAATGATAATAATGGTAATTAAATGGTAACTAAAAGTTGCTCGTTTTTTTCACATTAGAAGTGATGTAGTATGTAATATCTACAACTTTTTAATTATTCCCTACAACCCCAAATTTTTACCATTTTTAATTAAAATACTAAAAATAGTTTAGCAACTTTTTGTTATCATTCATATATATATGCAAAAACTCGCACAAAAGATCGGTAGAGAATTTAGTTGTATAGAGTGTGATTATAAAACAACAAAAACAAGTAGTTGGAAGAAACATATATCTACGAAGAAGCATAAAATGATTATCAATGAAAAAAAGAAGGCCTGTAAAGCGGGATATACTTGTAAAAAGTGCGGTAAAGTATATAGTCATGCAAGCGGCTTATCGCGCCACAAAAAAAAATGCACGAAATTTAGTCTATCTGATTTAAAACAAGGGAAGGTTCTTCAAATCACATCAAATAATAAACTTTATAACAAAATGGAAACATTATTGGAAGAAACGCGAGTATTACAGGGAGAATTAAAAAATATTAAATCCACGACAATAAATAATACCAGTCATTTAAATATTAATTTATTCTTAAATCAAACATGCAAGGATGCTATGAATTTAACAGATTTTATTGATAATCTCAAATTCTCTCTTGAAGATTTGCATTTTTCTGGTAAAAATGGCTATGTTAAAGGTGTTAGTAATATACTAATTAAAAATCTAACTGATATTGAACCTCATGAAAGACCACTACATTGTTCCGATATTAAACGGTTGAAATTCTATATTAAAGATAATGATACCTGGGAAAAAGATGAAGGCAACATTCGTATGAGTAAATCAATAGATGACATTAGTGAAAAACAACGACTAAAATTAAAAGATTGGCAAAATCAAAATCCTGGATATGAATTGAATAGTATAAAATCTGAGGAGTTTTTTAATATTGTTAGAGGTATTATGGGCGGAGGCAATGATGCCGAGTTGAATAAAAATAAAAATCGTATTATTAAATCACTATCCAATGATGTTAGCATCAAATCAGTTTTACAAGAGGATAAATAATCATCTTTATAATATATATAGATGACTAGTTTAGTTAAAATAGGGAATAGGGTACCATGTAGTTATTTTCTTACTACTGGTAAAGGCGAATCAAATGCTGGATCTCCAGGTTTACCTGCAGAAACAGGATCCTATGATGCTGCCTTAAATAGTGCAGGTATACAAAATGCAAATGTAATTCATTATACTAGTGTAGTTCCTACCAATGCAAAGTTACAAACAAAAGATGAAGGTCTTAAGAGTATTAAATGGGGTGGAGTTTTGGAATCCATAATGGCACAAACAAATGGTCAAAAAGGTAATCATATTGCAGCTGGCGTATTAGTAACAGGAGTATACGATAAAAATAAAAAATATTTAGGCGCATTCGCTTGTGAATATTCTGGAAATGGATCAGAAGAGGAGGCTCAAAAAAGTTTAATGGAATCAATTAATGGTATGATAGAGAGAAGAGGATATGGCACTGGTCAATCTCCGGTGTTTGGTGAAAAAATTGTCACCGACAAGGGTTTTACATACCATCCTGGGATGCATTGGATTTGGTCTCATATGAATGTAAATAAAGATCATGGTACGGTAATTGCTGCAATATGCTTTACTGAATATGAAATTCCTTTATCAAAAATTTCTAGAAAGGGCGGCAATAGAAGAACTCGCAAGAGACGTCGGAGGCGCAGATAATTTATTTCCAGAAACTTTGTAGATTAAAAAAATGAATAATTAAATAGTAGATAAGACTTATAACTGTAAATACTCCAAAAGATTTAACTAAAGGCATCCAGAATGATTTCTTCTCATGTAAGAAGAAATGACTTAATGATAGCGTTGTTAAGAATAAAATAATAAGTGCAAACGTCGTTGTAAAACAGAAATAAGATATTTCTTTATTCGTTTTTCCTTCTTGTTTCATGTAATACATACTAGGTATCAAACTTATTGGAAAAGACCACCATATTGAGGCCAGAATAGGACTCATAAATGTTCCCATATAAGCAATAGACGCCGTAATGAAACCTCCTGAAAAAAAACTAATAATAAGATTTGTTAACCATTTTTTCATTATACAGTTAACAAATATTATTATTACCAATAGATGTAATGATACTCAACCGGTTGAGCCGATTTGAGTGTGGCCAATTCTAGCACTGGTATATTCCTAAGGGAGCGCCAAAATTTAAATACAATTTTAGATATCCATATATTTATTAGTGTTGAAAAAATTATAAAAATCCACCAACCTGCCGAGGCCTGGGGGTCTACTTGATTTTGTGACAATGAGTATGCATATAAAACAATTTTAAGCATCCAATCTGCGGTTATATATATAAAGTATCCCAACGTCAATCCGGATTTATATTTATCGGCTCCATAATATCCCATATAAGCCAGTAGAACAGATATTATAAAATATGGATTATAAAATGAATATATAATACTAAAAAACATATCAATGGCGCACAACATTTTTACTGTTCTTCGCAAATTAAAACACTCTATCATTAGCGGCGACAATGTTGGGGCGGTAAGCGGGTAGGCAGGGGTATAAGGAGTTTGCGGTATAGCAATAGGCACTTCAGTATGAGTTGACATTATATTGTTAAAAAATATTCTGTTTAAATGAATTTAGAATATTCTTTTCCTTCACTACATGGCAATAGCATAAAATAAATAATTATTGGCATTTTATTCCCATAAAGGTTAATGTGGATGTTTGTACTCCAAACAAAATATGGAATATTATACCCAGGAAAAACCATAAAATAGTAGTGAGAACAAGTGGTATTTTGGTAGTTAGACTTGTTACTATTGCTGCAATTATGGTTAATAAATAATCAACAACGGGAGTATTAAAAAGACGTATACTGTGGACTCCCTTACCAGGGATTCCTAATAAATTTTTGTATTTACTTAATGGACAGCGCATATATATTAATGATATTTTTTACGTCGCGTTTGTCGTTTTTTTCTTTTTCTTTTCCTTTTTCTTGTTCCTCCCCTCAAATCTGGCAGTGATGAAACTGGGCGCACTGCAGCTTTTAAGGCTTCTTTCGCGGCTTCTGATGATAATTTATTACCGGTTTCATCAAGACCTTCGCCAATATTATGTTCCCTTAAACCTCTTAGGATTGAGGCCGCGTATTCATCGGTCGTTTCCTCGTCTTCTGGAGATAAGTCTTTTTGTATATGATTCTCCCAAATCTGGGTGAGATCGTCAAGACAACCTTCGTCGTCAAAATCAACTTCTTGACTGGCTGGAGGAGAACTACACATCCCCTTGGTTGATATGTCACTAACAGCGCTACATATAGATTTCCCTTTAAGACAATTAAGAGTTTTCATTAAAACAGCAATCCAAAATTTCTTCGTTTTTTCTTGTAGTCGTGGTGTATCTAGAAATTTTGCAGGTTGTATAAATTTAGATCTATCGCTAATGCGAATAGGAAAACCGTATTCTTTCTTTGGGATAACACCACTTACTGTATTATCAAATATATATAAAAAATCAATTCCGATACCTTGTGGACAATTACTTCTACCTCCTTCATCAGCTGGTCTCTCCGGACCTGTACAAAACCATAATAAGGTAGCTATTGTCAAATAGGCTTTATTCATATTGTTAACAAAATGTGACCGTTGTAAATTAGGTAGTCCTACATAGGTACACGTTTCATTTTCGTTTGCCTTGGAAGTAGGACAGTGTGCTTTGAAAGTTTCTTCCAGTAAGATAAGAAATTGTCTTCTCGTAGGGTACTTTCCATCAGGTAACTGCTCGTTTATCACTGTGTCTTGAGGTAGCTTAGAATGCTTTTCAATAAGCCGTTTTATTTGCACACATTTATATCTATTAATAATTCTTTTTTCTAAATGAGCGAATGAAACTAAAGGGAATCCCAATAAAAATATATAAGTTTCTGATCTACAATTATTTGTTAGATTTCCGGTATTTTTGAAAAGAAATTCCAAAGATTTTTTACTTTTTAATGTTGTTTCATATGTGATATTATATCCAAGGCTGATAGCTAATACAGTTGTATAGTATAAAAGCTGCGCGTTATTACACGGCGCTTCTCCTCTTTTATCTCGCCATTTATTAATAACACTTTTTAAATAGGGATAGTCAACTTGGCATTTGGTTATTTTCGCGCCACCTAAGGCTCCTTTTCTCATATCTTTAACTATAAGAGGTCCAAGATTGCTCTTATACAGACCTTCTTCACTAATCAACATTTTAAGAGCATTTATATTCTCTGGAGTGATTTCATTCTCACGAAAATATTCTTTGGCTACAGGATCCATCTGATTTGAAGTTTTGATTGTATCATATAGTTCATTTTGCCTCGCTATTAATTTATTCCATGGGGTACCCGATACATTCAACTGTTCCTTTATTCTTTCTACATTTTCAAATAAATTCTCATCTTCTTCCATGAAAGTTCTGTCTATTGCATTCATTTTCAAAATAAAATCTGCATCTTGACAAACTATTTGATCGTGTCCTAAATTAACCCAAATATTATCTATAGCTGCATTTCTATTGATAGTTATACTTTTTTTCAAAATTATTTCAGCCATTGTAGACTTTCCTGAACCGGGTGGGCCTGCTAGAATAATGCAAAAGCGAAATGGTGTACCTTTTACGCTGTTCTGAGGCATATATTTCGTTAGCTGGTATTTATTATATGCTTCCCATTCTGTACATTTTTGGTTTTCATCATCTTCAAATTTATCATAGAAATTAGGGAAAAGCGAATTACGGCTACCAATTTCGGTTCTTACTATTGTATTTCTACATTTAGAAATTAGACTACTTTGAGTTTTACATCGTGTCTGTGATGCCTCGGCGTCCGCCACATCTGCCCCGTCAACACTTTTAGCTTCAACAGCTTCATCTTTATCCACCGATTGACCCCAACTTACAGCCGCTGGGCATGGATCCCAAATACTGAGATTACATTTATCGTTATTCATTACACCTTTAATAATTTCAGCAGTTGTCATTGCCATTTTATATTATATATAAAATGGTATTTAAATATTCAAATTAATTGTATTTCTCTCCGATCTTGGTTTCCTTTTAGATTTCTTTTGAAGCCCACTGGGCGATAGTTCTTTCAGTTCATTAACACTTATGGTATCTGCGGGTTGTCCGTTCCTGATATTAACTTTTTTTGTCTTAATACCAGACAAGATATCGCTAATATCGGATGGACCATTCATCTCTCGCCGTGACTTTTCGGGTCCACCGCGCGCTGCATTCAGATCTGGACGATTTGATGTTCTTGGTGCGGATCTTGGTGGGGGGCCAGGAGGGGAACCCATTGGAGGCATGACACCTCCTGGCATCATACCGCTGGGTGGCCCTCCGGGCATCATCCCAGACATAAAATTACCAAATCCTGGATTTTGTGCATTCATGCTATTGGCCGCCGCTTGAGTAAATTGCTGCATGAGCTCTGGATTTTGTCTCATAATATCATCCATACCGGGCATAGCGGATTTGAACATTGTATTTGTCATATGTAACATTGCGGCACTACCACCTAACATAAATAGTAACTTGAGTTCTGGAGCCATCTTGGCTTTACCGCCATATTTCTCATGAAGTTCGCCAAAAACTTCATCATACTCTTCAATATTCTCACTGATCGCTTCACCCCAACCATCTAGCTTGATATCAAATGGATCAAACTTTCCATTGAGAAATTCAATACCAGAAACTGCGGCCATTAGCATTTTACCTTGAAATTTAACAGAGTTGCGCTTTGCTATATCTGATTTGATCATTTCATATTCGCCCTGCATTTCTTCAAGCTTATCATCCATATTATATTTTTTACTAACGGTAATCCCTTGTTTTTCTAAAGCTTCCAATTTTCTGATAAACGAAAACTTTTGTCTAACTTCCTGTTCATGTGATAATTTTGGTTTTTCAGGTGGTTTTGCGACTGGATCTACGGGAATCTCATTAAATTTTTTAAATCCATCCCATGTTTGAGAATTCTCATTTGCTTTACTAGCTCTACCTAATTTGATATTTTTCTCTCCTGAGTCAGCGCTGGGTGGGCTTGGTAGAGCTGGAGAGTTGTTGGGACTAATATTTAATCTAATATTGGAGGCGGATAATGGACCGAGTGATTTGGTAGTGGATATAGATGATACTAGTTTAGATCTGTCTAAACCACTTAGCGTTTTGGTTTTTGGGCTACCACTCGGCTCTAAAGATTGTAATTCCGAAAGCTTAATATCTGATTTTGGAGAATTGGACTTAGCTACTTTCTGGTTTATTAATAAATCGGCGCCTGGTCCAAAATTTACAGATTTTTTATTTATATTATTTGTTTCTAAAGGCGGTAAATTGTTTAGTCTAATCATACCAGCGTCAGAATTGCCGACTACGGAAAGTTTTGGTGAGGATAGAGGACTATTATGTGTGAGGTTAATATCAATAATCTCAGGAGTACTCATTATGTTGTATTAAGAACTTATAATTTTAAGTAAGACGCATTTCTAATACTTAATTATTGTTTGATATACCAAAGGCCTTGAAGGAAACTGTCCGCCAGGTCATCTTTTTTTCTATGTTTATCAAAATGTTCACTCCATTTTGTTATATTGTTATTGTCATATAAAAGTTTTCTGGTAACAGTAATACCTAGTTTCTTGCGCTCCGAATATGTTGTTTTCTTTTTAGTAGTGAAATCTTTTAATTTGTTGGATGGTGAAATTTCTTTAATACAAGGACAACCAATTTCTATGAAATGTTGCATTATCATACCTTGTATCATTTTCATTCGCAATGCTAAAGGGCCGATTTGATTTTCTATGATCATACAATCAATATTAGTTTTTGATAATATATCATCAAAAGCAGACTTGATTCTCTTACCATATGTAACGAAGTCGATTGACTTACTATTTGTTTGGAGAATAGGGGTAAGATAATTTTCGGAGAGATCGTTGATGAAATAGTCAATATAATCTTGTTTTTTGCTCTTTTTTGGTAAATCATATTCTAATTTTTTGGCTAAATTTTTCAAAGCGCGAATTTTCATCTTTTTTATCTTTGTTAATTTCATTTCTGATGAAGGGATGGGGAATTTTTGTTTTTTGGCGTGTAATTGACAATAATATTTATCATCTTTATAAAATTTAGTCTGTCTTTTACAAGACTTTCCGTGTTTATCGGTTTGACAACAAGGGTTCGCTTTTTTATTACATAAATCTATGACGTCCCATTCACATATATTATAGTTGTCATTTGCACCTTTTGATAAGATACAATACGCCAAATGTCTCATTCCCACATCAATGCTCATAATTCTCATTATACTATATCCTATGTTTATTTTAACTAAATTAAACATAGTATTAATTATCTTCTTGTTCTTCTGCGTCTCTTTCTACTTTTTCGCCTCTTACGTGTTCTACGTCTCTTTCTACTTTTTCGCTTCTTACGAGTTCTTTTACGCCTTCGCCTACGTCTACGGCCGCCTCCCTTTCCTTCCGCACTTCCTTGACCAGTTGCTCCTGTTGCTGCCTCCGCTGAATCTCTGCCTTCGCCGTCGCCTTCGCCGTCGCCTCGGGGGTCGCGCCTTGGTCCTTTTCCATCTGGAAGGACTGCCCACACAGCTAGACCCGCCAGTTGAATTTTAAGAAGGGCAAATGCCACAGTCGTTGCCAATACACGAGCCTGTTCTGTACAATAACCACTCATAATAGCCATACCATATGTAATTTGCCATGCAGAACACTGCGCGTCATTAGCGGATTTCATATCATTAATTGATAGTAGTGCAACACAAAGGGCAATCATTATTGTGACGAATTGTCCTACATTTCCACGCCAATTTCGTCCCGAACCCGTGTCTTTACCCCTTTTTTGTTGCGCGCCACC